TATAAATCCTTTACTAAATATTCATATTGCTTAAAGAACTCACTATGATTTTCATTATTTCCCATATCATGAATATAATTTGAATAAGTAAAAAGAGAACTGAAAGGGGGACTGAATACGATTAAATCTACTGAGTTGTCAGGTATTGTTTTTATTTCAATACAGGCATCACCTTTAATTAATAGTACTTCGTTATTTTTAAATTCTTCTCTTTTATAATCATTCAAAAGTCCGTATTGTTTTGAATTGATATTTTTGTTCATTTCAGATTGCATTTCTAAAAATTGCATTTGTTTTTTTTCTATTGACTTACTTACATTTTCCATTGTGTCTGTTTTAATTAAATGAATATTAACTTCTTTTTTTTGTCCATATCTATATGAACGTCTTATTTGTTGATAGTAACTTTCAAAACTAAAATCCAAACTCGGAAATATCTGAGTATTGCAATTTTGAAAGTTCATTCCGAATTGTGCTATTTTTGCCTTTGTAATTAAAATTCTAAATTCATTTTTTGCAAATCCAAGTAATGTTTTTTCTTTATATTCATTACTATCTGAACCTCTTACTTCTTTATAATTTTCTAATTTGCCCTTGAAATAATCACCTTCAGTATTTTGTTTAATCCATATTATTATTTGACCTTCTGAATTATTACAAATTTCAATACATTTTTGAAGTCTTTTTTCTTTTGTATTTCGCAGCTCTTGATTAAAATTAGTAGCATTTACCGAAGTATGATTAAATAAATATCCTGAGCCTTCTTTTACATCTGTTAATATTTCATGTTCAACTGTATTTAATTTAGGTAAAATAAATCCGTTGTTATTAAATCCGATATCTGAAGGCTTACAAATCATAGTTGCCCATGAACTTATCCAAGAGTAAAAATCAATTTTGGCATGTCCTTTTAGTCTATAATTGTTTATTCCTTCATCTCTTACAAACCATTTAGAACGCATGTCCTGAGCATCTAAAATATCTAAAAACTCGCTGTGGTTGCCTATTTCATTTAAATCATTTGGACTTGGAGTTGCCGTACAAGCTAATTTGTAAGGTGTTTTTTTGAATATCTTAATTATTTGCTGTTTATATTTTCCTGTGAAGTTCTTTAAAATACTACTTTCATCTAATACAATACCAGAAAATAAAGAACAATCAATATTATCTAATTGCTCATAATTTGATATTTGAATTTGAAACTGTGAACCATCATACTTTTTAACATCAATATTGAATTTTTTACCTTCGTTAATTGTTTGACCTGAAACTGCTAATGGTGCTAATATTAATACGGGTTTGTTTGTTTTTAAAAAAACCCTATAAGCCCATTCTAATTGAATTATTGTTTTACCAAGTCCGCAATCGGCAAATACTGCATATTTACCAGCTTTTAAAGCTGTTTTAACTATGAATTTCTGAAAGTCAAATAAATGATTATTTAATTCGCTTTCATCAATATCAAATCCACTGAAAATATGATTTTTCTTTTTTGTTTCTAAAAACTCGTTGTAATTCATAAAATTAATTTTTTGTAAAGTAATTATTAATTATTTGTTTAATTTATGTTGTAAAACATTTCTCTTCAATTCCTTCCTTTATATGATTTACGTTGTCAGGAAATTCATTATCTGGGGTGTACCTCCCATTATCAAAATTATATGCAAAATTTGTAAATCCTATTTTACCTAAATTTTTTATTTTTACTTTTTGTACATAAATTTCAGTTGTGCTTTCATTTTCGCCTTTTTGATAATTTCTGTAAACAGTCAAACCATAATCACATTTATTGTAAAAATTAGCTGAGCCATTAATATCATAAAGGTTTGGCACTTCGTAAAAATCTTCGCCTTTTTTCTTTGCCATTTTACGTGGGTGAGCCATTAAGAAAATCAAAACATTGTAAGTTTGTGCAAAATTTGTTAGTTTGTCTAACTGTTGAGAGATATAATTTGTTTCACTTAATGAACTACCAATTTGATGTTCTAATCTGTTCCACGGGTCTATAATTAGCCCATCAATACCATATTTTTTGATTAAGATTTTTGCACGATCCAAAATATTATTCAAACTAAAATTTTCATCTTTTGGCTTGATAAAATAATAATTATCATTCATGTAATTTTTTGCTTCGTAATATTCTTCGATGTCTAAAAAGTTACGATTAAATTTTTTGCCTGTTAATTTTGAAATAATATTCCCGGCATGAACTTCAAGCGGAAAACTCTCAGGGCTGAAAATTCCAAACTTCCATTTATGAATTATGTTTAATCTCTCAATTATTTCATCTATAAATTCAGTTTTACCATGTCCGGGTATTCCTGTTATAACTGCTAATTTTGTCTTCTCCCAAGTAATGAGAGAGTCCAAATCATTAAATAATACTTTTTTACCGGGTTGCATTCCTTTTTGCCATAAAACGTCTAAATTCTCTTCAATATCCTCCACTCTATAAATCCCTTCAATTTGAAATTCACGGGCAAATTTTATTGTGTTTGCAAGTTCAAATTTGCCATATTTAATTAGATATTCGTTAGCATCTTTGCAATCTTTAAAATCTACATTATAACATTTTTCAAATCCAAATCTGCGAGATAATTCATTTTTTAGATTAATTCCCGGTATATCGTTATCTGTAGCAATGTAAATCTTTTCAATACCATCAAACAAATCAATACAACTATCTAAATATTGCAAGTTGTTTTTATTTATGTTAGCTCCCGCAGGAACAGAAATACAATTATCGTAACCACTTTCAATATAGCTTAAACAGTCAATTTCACCTTCTACAATGATAATTTCTTTATTGTCTATTAACATATCGTAGTTATAGAATATCAATTCACTACCTTTATGCAATTTGAATAATTTATTCCCTGTTCTGTATTTTATGTTAATTAGTTCATTATTTTTAAAATAATTAAATTCAATACAACTTTGATTTTTTTCTATTTGCGGGAAAAATTCCTCAGTATCGGATATTTTCATTTTTATTAAAGTTGCCTGAGATATTTTCCTTTCGTTCTCAAACCACTTTACAACTTTTGTATTAATGCCAGTACGATTATGCCAAATTGGTTTTATATAATTGATTGTTTCCATCTTATTATACTTGTATTTGTGTATTGTGCCTGACTTTTCGCAGTTATGGCAATAATAAGTACCATCATCTAAATTTATTGAAACGCATGGATCTGTTTTCTTTTTTCTGAATTGGGAGCAATGTACACAGGTAGTTCTTATTTGCCCTGATGTTTTGCCTTTTAAATCAAATCCTAAGTAATTAAATTCTGATATATTAGTAAACATTTGCATCTTTTTTATTTAGTATAACTCCGTTTTTGTCTCTTATAATTTCATTACCATTTGAAAAGTATTCTTTTTTAATTTTTGGAATGTCATTACTTTTTAATTCAAATATTCCTTGATATTCGTTTGCAATAGAATTATTAATCATTTTAATTTGTGTATCTACATCATATTTGTTTAATAGTTCTGCTTGTTTGTCTATTGCTAATTGAGTTTTAATAGGGTGTTTTATTTTTGCTCTCATATTTATAAATTCTAAATAAGTTGATAAAACAACCTTATTAATACTATTATAGTTTAGTACTTCTTTTACATTAACATTATCAATAACATTAACATTATCATAAGAGTTGTTTAACTCTTGCCTAACTGTTATGTAACTGTTAATTTTTTCATCCCAAAGGTTTAAATCTTTTAAAATAATAATTGCTGATTCTTGTTGTTTAACATTGCTTTGCGGAAATTTTGGATATTGATATTTTAAATATTTAGGCATGAATAATAAGTGTTCTTTAACTGTTATTAAACAGTTGCCTAACTCTTGTCTAACTGTATCAATATTTTTAATACCAGTTTGAAATTCACAAAGTTTTTTATTTAATCTTAATATTCCTGCATGGTCGCAATTAGTAATATAAAAGACAAAAAATAATTTTCCATCTTTGGATAATTCAGAGAACCATTCATCTGAAAATATATTTGTATCAATAAATCTTTTTGCCATATTATTATTTATAAATCATTTTTATAATATGCTTAATTGAAGGAATTTTAACGATTGGCTCATATTCTTTTTGCCTGTTATTGTTTTTCATTTTATCAAAAATCTTATTAATATAAATTTCTGAAAAGTTTAATTTTAGTTATTTTGCCATACTATAAAATAAAAAACCCTTAGGAACAATCCAAACATGAAAAATAGGTGTTCCAATACCCGTAAACTATTTGAATTGCCCTAAAGGATATTTTGTTAATTAATGTAAACTTTTGCATACTTTGGAACTTTAATTTTTGCATTACAAATATAGTTATAATATTTTAATTTAATATGATTTTTGTCATAATTATAAACTTTCCAAAATTTTATTAAGCAATCTCATCCCAATAAGAAACTAAACCACTTTTAACTTCAAATTGACCATTTGGATAAGTTGATTTTAGCTTATCAATAGTTTCTGAATAATTAGTTTTTAATTTTTCTTCCAAACCCTTTAAAACTGAAAAATCATATATTACAAATTCTTCATCATTTTCTTGATCTTTAATTGAATATTCGTTCCCGCAAGGAATAAGAACATCAATATCTTCCAAACCTTGATAAGCTGTTCTAAATATTCCTGTTTCGTTAAAAACTTCGTAAAATTCATCTGTTATTTTTACTTCCTGAAAGTTATGCAATTGTGGCACAATAAAAGCACCAACATAAGCTATTTTTATCATTTGTCCCATATTATTTTCAGTTACCTATACACCGAAAGGTTTTAAATTAATTTTTATAAGGCCTCCAATATTTTATTTATATCATATTCAAAATCCTTTGTATCAATAGCTACCCCATCCCTCCAAACAGTTAGTTCAGGATTGTTTTTTTTATCCGCTAAAACAGATTTTCCTATTCCAAAATCCCATCCATTGTATTTGATTTTCCAAGTGATAGAGAAATCAAACTCAATATCTTTGTACTTTATTGCTTCTAAATTCAGGCAATCTTCACAATATCCGGCAACCTTTCTATTTTTATAGTTCAGGTTAAGGTTTTTTATTATTTCGTTTGTTAGGTTCATTTTATTAGTTATTATCGTGAATATTTCCGATTACTTCGCATTCAATAAGCCCTATCAACCCTATATTTGTTGTAAATCCCCCGCTTTCAAACTCTACAAGATATTTTGTGCCTTCGCTTATTCCTCTAACATAATCGCCCTCCCAAATCTCTTTTCCATTCTTATCTTTTATCCCTGTATATTGCCCGACTGTTTTTGGGATAACTGAATAATTATGTGTTTGCCCGTCTTTTTCTGTTTCCCAAATTTGATATTCTCCTGCCCAATATAGCAGACAACCATAAACCCAATTACCATATTTTGTTAGTCCTCTGAATTTTATTGTTCTATTCATTATCTTTTTTTATTCAAAATTACTACTTTCAATTTTATTAATAACTGCTGTATAACATATAAACACGTTTATTTAGGGGTGTTTTTTATGATTATACTATTATAAGTTATTAACAAGATATTCACCATATTGTTGAGCTAAAGCCCTTGCAATTCCCGGAAATGTTTTACTTCTTAACTTTGCCCTATCTTTAGAAGGTGGTAATTTCCATATTTTTTGTTCTCTGCCTTCAACAATTTTTGTGGGTTCTAACTTTTGTAAGTTTTTTAACCATAAACAAGTTGCTTTTGTTTCACCATGTCCAAACATCCAAGGCTGTAACACCTGGTCGGGCTTTCTAAATTCACTACTCATTACACCTATTGGGTTTTCAATAGCTATTTTGGGTATTCCACAATTATATAAGTACATAAAAAACTTAATCGCTTCAATTCTGGCGTTTCTCCTTTCTTCACCTACCAATGTGCCGCTTTTTCTTTTTGGTTGGTTTTTATACCATTTATTGGCGCTTATAGTTAAATATGTACAAGGAGGAAAAGCAATCATACAATGCCATTCTTTTAATTTTATTGCTTCAAATACATCCATTTGTAAATGCCATTCAGGATGACCTCCGGAACATTCCTGAATATCATTAGAAAAAGCATTAAAACCTAATTTTCTAAATTCTATACAAACCGCCTGGCTTTCTTCGCAGGCAACTAATACGTTAATTTCTTCTGGTTTCATGATCTTAATTTTTTAATCTTTATTTTTTCTGCCAACTCCGGGTGCTCTTCAATAAATAAACGGGCATATCTGCTTATATAGGCATCGTTTAATTTAAATGTAGTAATTCCATCAACTGTATTAATGTTTTTACCTCGCACTAAATTACATGTCTTTTTAACGCTTACAAATCTTTTTGCCTGAATATCCTGAATTACATAAATTTCTACTAATTTATAAACCTGTGGATTGTTTGCATGATAAACCTTAAATGCTTCATCAATGCTGACTTTGAATGTTTGTTTGAAGGTTGCCATTACTTTATATAATTAAAGTTGTGATACTCTTTTAAAAACTGATTTAAGCGGTCAGTTCCGACTATGGAGATGAATTTTGAACGGGATTCGTTTGATCTGAAATTAAATTGACTAACAATATCACAATTAGTTCCGGCGTATATTTTATTCATAGTTTTATCGTAAGCTATAAAATAAAGCCGATTTTGTTCCAAAGGATTTTTCCCTTCATTACATTTTGCTTCAAGTTGTTTTAGCACTTGAAATTTTGCTAAAATAATTAATTCATATAATACATTCCTTTTCGATATTTCGTCAAAATTACATTTATATAAATTTTGACAAATATCGTCAAGTTCATTTGATATTGGTTTGCCATCAATTTCGAGAAGTTCGATTAAATAATCGTGTTCCCATTGCCCACATTCAAATATTAAAATATCTCCTATATAATCATGTATTTTGCGAGTGTATGAATATCCATTTATTTTACATTTTATTTCTTTTCCTATTGCATTTTTCAGCAATTCAATTTTTCCTTTTTCCATATTAATTATTTATTTAAATTTTTTTTATCTATTTGCCATCTCCTGTATAATTCATTGGTTGATACTGATTTATTATTATAATCAAGCAGCACAACCATACCATAACTTAATGGTGATTCCTCCAGTATTTTAGTTATTTTTTTTGGATATTTTTTTTTATTCATTGTATTAATTTATTTAATTCTTGAATTATAAATGCCTCTACGGACGACTTACAATTTTTAATATCTGGTAATTGCTCTAAAAGTTCCGAAATTTTAGAAGCCTTAACAAAAAAAGTTTTATAATCGCCAGATGTTCTTTCTATTATTGAAGTTTCTAAAACTTTTTTATAAAAATCGCAGCTAATTATATTATCATTTATTTTGTCCATTTCTGCGAACCTAAGATATTCACAATTACAGAAATCTTTTTCGCAGCTTCCGCATAAATTAATATGCTTTTTATTTTCTAATTGCTGTACTTCTTTTTTCAGTTGCTCAATTAATTTAAACATCTGCTCCATGATATGATTATGATGACAAGACAAATGATTTGCCTCGTAACATTTGCCTGCACCATCAAAGTGTTGGTCTTTTATTTTTTCAAATTCTTCGATTTGATTTTCCGTTTCAAAATTCATATTATTTTTTTTAAGTGAAATTTATAATTCTAAACTATTGTAAAAATTCCTTGCTTTTTCTATTTGTGAATAGAGTTTTTTTATTGCTTCGGGATCATAATCAAAATTAAATATCTTAATTCTTTTTTCTTTTGGTATTTTAGAATAAGAATGGTTATGTTCTATTTGAGAATAGATTAATTTAAGCATTGGATTGTCTTCGTCGCATTGAAATTTATAATAATACCTTTGCCTTTCATTGGTTACTAAATGCTCTGGAGTATCATTTAAACAATAAATAAGCCTGTATTTATGTATTCCTGTTAATTCCATATAACATTGACCTTGCCACCAGTAATTGCTCTCTAATTCTGAATTAAAAAAAGTTTTAATGCTCCATGAACTTTTTACATCTTCAACTACATCTTTAAGTATAACATCTGGAGTGCCTTTTATAAAGTCATTTTTAAATAACTTGGTGTTTTTTAGTCTTAATTCGCCGCCTAAAATATCCTGAGTTAATGTCATACTATCCTGCTCACATAACCAACCTTTCATTATTTCATCTGATACAACAGGCTCTTTATATCCAAAAGTATTTTCTAACCATAATTCTTTTAAATATGTTTGCGTTGTTTGTGCCAATATACCAGCTTCCTGGTCTTTTAATGTCTTTGGCTTTGTCATTAATTTGTGAGCCTGACTTGCTCTTATTAATAGATTATTCATTTTTCATTTCAATTTCAGATAATAAACTAAATTTACTCTCATATACATCTAACAGGTTATATTTGTTTAATAAAAAAGTTCTTGCTTCATCATCTATTGCAATACTCATTAATTCAGCTGTATTGTTTGCCGATAAAATATAACTTGTAATTCTTGATTTTTCTTTGCGGTCTGAAACAGTATCTATATTAATTGATTTGTCAGCTTCAAATAACATAGTATCTTTGCGGTTTATATCTCTACCAAACAACTTTCCTATGTGTTCTGCTGCGTCTTTTATTGCGTAACTTTTAGCCATTGGAAAAGCCATCATTATAGCATTTTTATTTAAATTTTCCAACTGTGCCGGGCTTGAACCTGCTTTAACTTGTAATTCAACTGCTCCAATTCCATCGTATTGCTTCCACTCGTTACTGATATAATCTAAACAATGAAGCCTTACAGTTACATATACACCATTGAAAGCTGTACCCTCTCTTAATATTTCAGGATACCATGATTTAAAAACCTTTGTTAATAGGGTCTCGACTATTCCAATAGGAATATAATTTGAATTGTTTGCATACTTATTAACCTTTATCCAGTCAGTTTTTGGCGGTTGGTTCATAAGTAAGTTAAACTGGTCTTGTTTAAATGCAGCTTCTATATTATCCTCGTATAGATTTGCTAATGTTGGCAAATTTGATTTTTCCATAAAATTATTTATTATTTATTTCGTAAAATTACTAATTTGTTTTTTAATGATTTATGCTGTAAAATATAAATAGGAATTATTTTATAATTATATTTTCGGTTAATTCGTCAATACAATTTGTGATTATTTTATTTTCTATTAAAAAATTGATTGCAAAACGCTGATTGTTGCTCAAACAATTATTAAATTCTAAAATTTTGTCCCTCGCAACACTTTCATTAATAGCCAAAATTATTCCTGATTGTATAATTTTATTTTTATTTATTACTACAAAAAAATATTTTTTCATAACTTACTTTTTAAATTAATACTTATTTCAATTTTTATTTTGTTGTCTGTTTTTTCATGATTAACTAATATTTCATTCTCTTTTGCCTGAAACAATAAATAATTAAATCTTGGAGAAGCAAGTAAATCATTATATTTTATTCTAATATAATTTGCTATTTGCATATTAATTTCATTCTCCATTAATTGAAGACTATCTATAATAAATTGTTGATCTTCTGTCAAAATCATGTTAAGATTAGTTTTTTGTTTAAAATATCAATTTCTAAATTAGAAATCTGTTTGAAAACATCAACTATTTGAATAATAAATTTATCTTCCAATGTATTTATTTTTATAATATATAGTAATGTGTTTTTGCTTAAATAAAAACCTTTTTTAACTAAATAATCAATTTCATTATCACTTAAATCTGTTGTTTCAACTTCTAATTTAAGCAATATTTCTATTTTGCTTACTTCTGTTAAAATAGTATCTATACCCCATTCTTTAAATAATATACTAATATACCAGTTAATTGTTGCGGTTGCTGATACTTCGTAATCTATTTGAGTAGTTGCAAAATTTCTGTTAAGGTCAAAACTTGATAATTCAATTTGAGGCGTACTTAAATTTGTTATAAAATCTATTTTCATAATACATTTATTAAAGTTTTTACTATTATGTAAATTGCAATTACTCCGATGGTAATTAATAGGTGTGCTTTTTTCATAAAATTAAGTTTTAAGTTTATAAATTATTTGTCTGTTGCCACCAAAAGCTCAACCTTATTTCAGAGTTGAGCTTTTGGTTATCGGCAAGAGTTTGCCGAACTTGCCGAAAATTATCTTTCAAAATCAGTTATTTTTTTTCTTAAAGTTATTAAACTTTTAGCTGAAAATTTTATCTCTTCGTCTATATTGTTAGATACTTTTTTTGTAGCATATAGACTTGTTGGATTGCTTAAAAAAATCCAACCTTTTTTTTGACATTCTTTTTTTGTTAAATTTTTCATAAAATTATAAATTAAATTATCTCATTGAACTTGGCAAATTGTTAATCATTCTTGCTCTTGCGTTATCTTCATATATAAATGAATAATTATCTGATATAAAAAATTCTATTTCAGAAACCTGTTCTAAAATTGCAACTTGTTTTGAAGATGCACTGTAAATTTCTTTTGATAAAATCGTTTGTGCTATTTTTGAAGCGAATACATTTAAAGTAGCTATTTTTTTAAGCTCTTTTTCATGCTCTTCTGTGAATGTCATTGTGTATTTCATTTTTGCAAACTTTTAAATTATTATTATGATGTAAAGATACAGCATGATTATATATAAATTTATGTTGAATAACATATAAAACAAAGATATTTTTTAAGTTATTGATTATTAAGTAGATTAATTGCAAAGTATGCATGTAAAACATAAAATTTTGATTAGCAGAAATAAAAAAGGCTGTATGGTAGGATATACAGCCCGCAAACACGAAAGGAGGTGTTTACTTATTTTTGAGTAAAATTTATAATATTTTTTATCTCATTAAATGGCAATGCTATTGTGGTAGTATTTTCATTTTTAAAACTTTCAGGAATAAAGGGCAACGCTTCTGGCAAATATTCAGTAATTTTTTTAAGAGTTCCTAAAGAAAATAAAACAGTTTCAATTTTAATAATATTTTGTTTTTGATCTATTTTTAAATCTGATATTTTTCTATTTAATTTAATAAAATAGTCATTTTCTTTTTTTGATAATTCAATATATTCTTTCCAATTTTGATTTTTTGCAGGGTATCTTATTTCGGTGCATATGTCCACATTGCAATTACCATTTAATGTAACCGAAAAATTACTTATATTCTTAAAATAAGATGGGAAATTTTTATAACATTCTTTAATTTCTACAGGTATTGATTTTTCAATAAATGGAGTTAATTTGTTTATCATTTCGGTTTTTATTTCTGAAATGATTTTTTCATATTTTTCATTAACTATTTTTTTAGCAATTTCGTTTGCTAATACTTTTGACATTTTTTTCATAAAATATATTTTTAAGTTATTTCACAAAGTAAAGTAATAATTATTTAACAAACAATGTTATAAAACATATAAAACTAAAATATTTTTTAAGTCATTGATTATTAAGTAGATTAATTGCATTTTGTGTTTTGTAACATATAATTTTGATTAGCGGAAATAAAATTTATAAATTAACTATTATAAAGAGAATTTCGCATATTTGTACGCATTTTTTTTAATTTATCATATCCAATAAAAGAATTAACGTATTGTGTTGGTAATTCTTCATTAATTGAATATTCTCTATAAATACTTTCAAAACCATTGAATTTAGTTAAATATTCAACTTTTTGTAAAGGAGTTAAATTATTATATTTTTTATCGAATGCCAATATATTAAATATTTCAATATTTTTATTTGTTGTTCTAATTGGTATTGTGTTTTCTAATAATGCAGATTGACTTTCTAAATAATATCCATGATGAACAGATATTAAATTTTTAACAATTACTACATTTGCTCCCTTTCTTCCTAATCCTGTTTGAAATTTTGTATAATTTTTATTTAAGTCTATTGGTGCATATGCCATAGGAGTACATATGCTTGGATTTAACGGGGTGCTTGCAATTTTTATAGCAACATGTTTTTTTAATTTTTTAATTTTATTAATAGTATTTAAAAATTCGTTATAATCATTTTCATTTTCTGTTTCGTATCCTACAATATTATATAAATTTACAATTACTCCTCTACATTTTGTTGTATTACTTAAATATTCAAAAAATTCAATTATTTGATTATTAGATATTCTTTTATTCATTGAATATCTTAATCTCTCACTATATCCATCAATTGATGTAGATATATTTGGAATTGATCTATCTGTATATAGTTCTTTTTTGCATTGTTCTATTTCTATTGATGATTTATATCCTTGATTTAATGAATATAAATTATTTGTTGTATTAATATATTTTCTTGAAAAAGAATAATGACAAAAATAACATTTATTTGGGCAGCCATACATTTTTTCTTTATAATATCCTTGACTTGTTAAAAATATATTTTCATATATTTTATCGCTTTGATTTATAAATACTTTTTTATGTGTGCCTATTTTAATTAATGATTTGTGTTCTATTTCAAAATTGTTTTCAATTAAATTTATAATATCATTTTCAACTCTACCAAAAAATGCAAAATCAATATATTCTTGTATTGGAATATAATTTTGCATTCCAAATCCACCTGCAATTACTTTAAATTTTCTTCTTCTCCATTTATTATTATTACATTGCCTTGCTACTGCAATAATATCTTGTACAGATGTTAAAGATATAAAAATTATATCGTATTTATCCGCATTTTCATTATCTGTAAATTGGATATTATAACCATTATTTATTAATACGTCATAAATCATAGCAATTCCTATGTTTTTTAATGAATTAAAATTAAATCCATGACGGGGACTTTTTATTGGAATTAATTTTAAAAATGCGATTTTTTGTGATTTTGATATAATTGGAGTAAATAAATTTCTTTCCATTTAATTAAATTTAAAAAAACAAACTTAATAACAATAATAATTTCATACAATGTTATAAAACATATATATAAAAATAAATTTGCATTACCAAAATAAATAACTATATTTGTACGATTTCATAAAATTAATTGTTTAAGGTGAAGGGGGAGGGCGGAAACAAACTCCCCTTTTGTTTAAAATAAAGAATATGATACCAAAATATATTAGCTCTCACATTACATTTATCGAAGCAACTTATTCAGAAGTCGCACTTGAAAATTTTATCGATAACACTCCAAATGAATTGCAGTTAAACAATATGATTTTAGTTGCCGAGAAAGTATTTGAACCAGTCCGCAATTATCTTAATATCCCAATTCATGTTAATTCTTTTTTTAGATGTGAGAAATTAAATAAATTAATTGGAGGTGCAAAAAATTCACAGCATTGCACAGGTCAGGCAATAGACATTTCTATTAATCCTAAAATGAATAAAAAAATCTTTGATTGGATAAATGAGAATTTAGAGTTTGACCAGATTATAAATGAAGATAATTACACTTGGATACATATTTCATATGCTTTGAATAATTGCAGAAATATGACATTAAAGAGCTACAAAGATACAAAAGGGAACACAAAGTACTTACCGATATAAAAGTGTCTTAAAATGCGTTAAAATAGATTATTTGGAAATTCCAAATTTATCCCAAAAAAAAGACCTGCGAGAAGTTCTTATGGTTTTTTCGCAGGTACATAAAATAAACCATTATAGCGTCCTATAATGTAGGCTGTTGGAATCGAACCAACCTTGCAATATATGCTACCATTTGTACAACCTATTGTTTATTTATTTGCAAAGATACAATTTTATTTTAACAAACAAAAAAAAGACTGCAATTTCTTACAGTCTTTTTTTATATCTAATCTTAATAGGGTTGTTGCGAAGTCAGGATTCGAACCTGAGACCTTTTGGTTATGAGCCAAACGAGCTACCACTGCTCTACCTCGCAATTTAATATATTCATTTCTGAATTGAGAATTTCATAAGAACCTCCATTTTGATTAAACAAATAGTGTACAAATATAATCATTATTTTTTAATTCCAAATGATTTTTGTAAATTATTTTATGTTTGAAAACATGAAATTTATTTAGTTTTTTGCAGTGGTTTTTTATATGTTACTGTCTATGTAGTAGATTTTTATGTTAAATAACATAAATTTTAAAATGCGTTATTTTGCCCTTTTTAAGCGTTTTAAACGATTTACACCCTTAGCAATATATTAGTACATTTTTTAAAAGAAAATAGTTTTGTTAGTAATAGCAAAGGTTTGCTAATTCTATTTAACATAATAAAAAATATATGTCAATGTTTTATAACAGTGTTTTTAAGCAGTTATTGTTTTACTGATCCTCCGGTTACATTATTATCTTTGGCAAAAAATCCAACCAAAGCAATAAAAGCAGCCATTAAAACTTTATTCCAGTCAATAATTCCTGTTTGAATAATCGGATAAACTCCGATACAAATTGCAGCTAAAAGTGCAAATAAAGTAGTTTTGTAATTTTTCATTAGTCTATTATTTTTAAAGCATTTAAAATTTTATCTATAATTATTTTTGTCTTATAATTTACAAACAATCTTACAAAGGTTAATAATGCAATTAAAAACACTTTATAAGGAATTAGATTTTGGGGCAATACAAAATTATTTTCAACTGTATTTTGCGAATGAAAATCTTGTATTTCCGAACTTACTTTTTTAATATTTAACATAATTTATTCTTTTATACGATTATCACATTTTTGATTAAAACAAATATTTATTTCTATAGCTTTTATTCTTTCGTTGGTTAATTTTTTATACAAATCAAATTCTTTTTCCAGATAAGATAATTTTTCAATTTTCCTGCCTAAAAATCTTTTAACCATTAATGCAGAAATTCCGCTTCCACTAAATAAACTTACTAATATCGCTGTTATCATTAGTTTAAAATTAAATCATAACACTCTCTTAATTTTAATTTTACAGGACATAAAACGCCTATGTCATTAGTTGTTGCCCTAATTATTGCCTGACATCCCGTACTTTCCATTGAATATATATTTGACATATTGTTTAATGTTTTTTGCAATAATTCCGTTAATTGTTGGAATTTATCAAATTTCTGCAAATCCGTACAAACTTCTAATATAGGATTTTGGTTTAAACAAGTTAAGATTAATTCAATATCATATTCTCCCCATTCTCCCATACTTTGTAAAGGAATTGGATATTTGGGTGGCTGAATCAATAACGCAAAATAATCAGTACTTAAAAGGCTTATGCCTTCAACAAATATTTTTAAACTCTTTATCTGACAAGTTTTAACACTTGCTAATCCCGTCTTTCCATATTCGGCACTCGTTAAAGTGTGGTCGTCTATGATGTAATTTAGATTGTCTATATATATAAGAGTTAGATTTGACTTTATAAAGGACCCTGTTGTGTTTATAATTTCAGAATCAAAAAACAATGGAGGAGTTGTAAAAACTAGTTTGCAAAGATTGTGAGTATCGCCAGAATTTGCCACAGTAAAAGAATAAGCAACTTTAGTTTTTTTAGCTGCTATTTCTAAGTCTTTTAAAAATGTTGAAAAATTAGACATAATTCATTACATTTTGGGTATAGTCATAATCCGGAAAGTTCACAATATTATCTTCGTCTTGTATATATTTTGTAAAATCTCTTAAAAAAGAATTGCCAACATTTCTGAAATCACGTTGTACCATTTTAAAATTACTTATGTCGGTTTTGGTTACATATTTAAAATCATTACTTCCAAGTCCTATATCAGTAATTTTTATATAATTTTTTACTAAACCGGTTAAAATTACAAAATGAGCTAAAGCAATTTGAATGAAATTTGTATTTAAATAAGTATAATTTGGGTCCGGAATTGATTTTGCAATTTCTAATAAATAAACCTCGTAAAAGTCATCACCAAGACATGGACGTATCCAATCCTCTTGAGCCCTTTGAATTAAAACATTTGTAAACACATTAGAACTAAATGTGTCTCCGCTTTGAAAACAAATACTCTTTATATCAGCTGGTGTTACAAGTAATGTCATACTGTTTTAGTTTTAGCTCCTATTTCGCCTACAAATTCATTTTCCCTGCCTGTTGGAATTTCTTTAATATCCCACCCTCTTAGATTGTAATATTGCTTAACAGTCATTAAATTATCTATTTCAGGAATTGGAGGTTCGTTTATAAATTTCAAATCATCTGTTTTGTATCCGAATTCTTCCAATATGGGTTTTAATATTGATAATTCAGCCTCTTGATAAGGTTTTATATATTGAGAAAAAACCATGTAATAACTATCAATTAACTGGGCTTTTGAAAGCCCTGACGAGAATTCCCTTAATAGTTCTGGCCTCCAGCCTACGCAAATAAACAATTCCTCAATGCTCTGAGAGTGAATGCTTGAATAGTCAGGAGGTTCGTTTGGTTTTAAATCGACAACTTCAATTGGGGCATTTCCTTTGTCGCTAAATTTAGTAGAAATTAAATTTGTTTTCTCACCATCAACACCGGTCAACCTATTTTTTACGTGGTTTTTATAATTTAATTCTTCTTCTGGTGTTCCTGTTTCGCCTTCAAAGAAAATAAGCCTATCAACCGAGAATCCATTTTCTAATCCATTATTTATCCAGGCATTTTTGTTCCCGTTTATTTTAGCTGAAATAATGCCACTTAACCAACTCGGTATTCCATAATGTTCATAAGTTGGCTCATAATCTTTGGTGTGTATTATTTTACGATAAATACCCTGTTGATCCTGCTCCCAGTATTTTGATAAGTATTTCCATTCTGTTTCCGGTTGCTGATATTTCCATGATGGAGACAAAATTATTTTACCGAAATTATTTTCAATCTTTTCGGATTTGTCTTCATTAATAGTTACCTGTTTTTTTCCGCATCTGCATTTTGTAAAATCTCTGTGAAATACGTTTAAAAACTGGTTGGTTGCTGCAAGCTCTAGCATTTTATTGCCAAAGAACAAATAATCAGTAGTTCGGTTTTTTATTACATTGTGTAGTTTACCGCCCCTCCCATCACAATTATTTATAAACTCTTTTAACTCTTTATTTTCGTCCGTACAAACTAATGCCCTTCCACTTAAATAATCAGCTTTTGACTGTAATATTCCACGTAAAATGGGACTTGAAATAGCAACCTTATAAATTATACTATCTAATTTATTAGAGTAGCCAAATTGCCAGTATTTTAACCCGTTGGAGTTAACCTCTGAACCTTCAGCTACCGGAGTGTTGTCATATCCTACAACAAATGTTTTATTGCCTATTCCTATTTTAGTTGTTTTTATCATAATTAAAAAAGGGTAGGGTGTAATTCCCTACCCTTATTTTATAAGATTTATTTAAAATTATTCTTTAACTATTCCGGGAAACTTCATTATTTCGTACAAATACTCCAATTCTGCTTGAGGTAAATCATTTGTTACGATTGTTTTTCCGTTTAATCCCAAAGTAACAGTGCCTATATATGTAGGTTTTACTGTATATTTCTTTTTTGATGCTTCTTTTTCCATAACTATAATACTGCTGTTAATACTGCTAAGTTAGTTAAATAATATGGAGGTGTTGATCCATTACAAACTAATTTAATAGTCTTATTGTTGCTGTCAGTTGTCATAACTCCTCTGTCATGTTCTGCCCCATCAGGGAATACGGGATTTGCAAGCAATGCGGTTTTTTCAACTCCGATAATTTCTATCTGTCCATTTAGCATAATAGCTACGCAAACCACTCCGCAGGCACATTGATTCATAAATGTTACCAATGCGTCTCTTTGAGTTGCATTCATTCCATTTACGCCGAACTCTATTTCAGACTTGCAGGTTAATCTTCCGTTCTCAGTAGATTCGGTTGTTTTTAATTTTGCAGTTCTTTTTTTACTATCAAATTGAAAAGGAAACTCTACAAATTCACCTCCGAGACCTGCAATGGTAATAGCTGTGATTATATCCGCTGTTCCAAATGTCAGCGGTGTTGACTGATGCATATTAACTACTTTATTAAAGTATAATTTTGCAATACCTCCAACGTCTGTTAACGTTGTTGAACAGTCATTTGTTGTTGGTGTTAATTTAGTTAGTGCCATGTTTCTATGCGTTTAAATTGTCAGCGTATACAATATATAATGGTTCTATCGGTAGCACTCCCTGACGATATTTTGTTCTTGTCAAATATGCTTCATCTTTAAAGTTATATTCGCTTTCTGTTTTTTGATTTTTTCCTTCAGCATCAATTCTTAATGCAAAATTGTTATTAATTGTTAACATTATAAAATTAGATGGGAAAGCAGTTAAATCAAAATCAGTATCAATATACTGTTCAACCGGCAATTCAAACATTTGAACACCATCGTATAATAATGTACTAATTCCGTTTTGTAAACTTAATTTTTCACTTTCTAAATATGTTCCAGTGCCTACCAATGTATCGTGATAATTCATACATACTCTTCTATTTCCGTATATTTTCCATTGTGATTTCGGTATTTTTGCCATTTCTGGAGGAACAATTGCAAACATATTTTTTAAATAAGTTTTAACAGCATCTTGAGCTATTGCCCTTCCTGCTGTCATTGGTATTTTAGCGATATAATCCATATCATCGTTAGGACAATTCAATTCAAAGTCTGCAACACCTGTTAGGGCTCTTAATAGTCCTATTTCTCCGCTATATCCTGAACTATTTAATTCGGTAACTGTTACAAGTCCGGGATAAGTTCCAACAGTTGCAGGGAAACTAAATAATTGGTCAGTTGCTACTGCTCCGGTTCTTTTAGCTGCTGTTGCATATCCATATACCGAACCGCCACTAACGGTTAAGAATAATTGTTTCTGGTTGTCAATATCCCAGCCCTGAATCATATAATCATGATAAACATTTACATTCTTTGTTGAAGCACGAACTTGTTTTAATATGCCATCATGGGCGTTATAATATTCGTCATCATCGCCTTTAGCGTATGCTGTACCGCCATTATATTTTCCTGCTCTTAAAAATGTTTTAGCGGTATCTCCCATAAAAGCCATTCTTACCTGCTCTTCTCCTATTTTAGAGCTCCATAATAATCCTTGTAATCTCTTATACCAATCGGTTGGGTCTTCGTTAATTCCTAATGGATTAGCTGCTTTTAATCGTGTCCATTCTCCTGACAACTCGGCAACTGACATTGAAAATTCAGCTTTCATTTGTCCTAAGGTAATTTTACCGCTCGACCTTTTACTAAACGAACCTCCTACCCATCCTTGTCTGGATTTTCTTAAAATTTTATCTTTATTTGCACCAATTAAATAAATAGGATCTGTTTCTGCGGTTGTGTAATCAACTTGAAATCCCATCAATTCAAACAAGTTCTGTGAAACAACAGGTCGCAAAATAAAATCAGCGTTGTCTTTCCCTGTGTAGTCGAATGTTGTTGTTCCTAATTCTGCTAAAAATGGAGTTCCCAACATAATTGAACCTGCGAGAACATCACCAAAATAAAATGATACCAATGCAATTATAAAGCATATTGCAATAAAAACTTTTTTGTTTGTAAATAACTTTTTCATCTTTTTACTTTTATATAATTAATACTAATTCCCTTTAAATCTATTTGGTTGTGAAACAGGAACATAATCAGTTCCGTTATAAAATAATTCAGCTCCGTAAAATCCTGAACTTCCCATGATTAACCATGTTGAACTGCCTCCTGATGTTGTTATTTTACAACTATCGTGATTTAATGCAGCTGGTATATTCATGTATAAATAAACTTTATCTCCTGTTTTAGCGGTCGCATCATCAAGTATAATATCTTGTATCATTCCATCGCTACCAACTGGGTAATTGCTTGTAAAATTCCAGTTAAAAATATTATTATAAGCCGTACATGTGTAAGTTGTTTGAGCTACTGGTACATTATCTGTTTGTGATTTAACTGATTTTAATCTTATTAGGCTGTCTTTTATAGCTGTTCCGAAATTATTATCTGTATGATTATAACTCCCATCATAAACAACATTGGCCATTACCTCCAAGCTGTCGTATTTGTTCATTTTTGCAGTTGTAAAATTATTGTCTGTGTGAACATATGAAGCATCCCAAACCAAACCGTTAACCATTGTTATACTATCTAACCTATTCTTTAAAGCAGTTGTAAAGTTGTTTGCGGTATGAACATAAACAGTATCGTGTACTAATCCTTTTGCCATTGAAATACTGTCTAATTTGTTTTTACGTGCTGCTGTCAAATTAAAATCAGTATGTACATAACTACCATCCCATACAATCCCATTAACATGAGTAATGCTGTCAAGCCTGTTTTTTAATACTGAGGTAAAATTATTCGCAGTATAAGTATATGTTAAAGTATCTAACATATATACGCCTGAACCAGTTGTATATGTAGGTAATCCATTAACAACAAATGACGAACCCGAATAAGTGAAATTCATTGATACTGTTTTACTTATCGGCACTGTAATATTCTGAGCTGTAAATCCTGTGCTAAAAGCAACAGTATGTTTTGTTGCGTTGTTAACAAAAATAAGATTTAATGAAGCTCCTGCAGGAAGCCTTACAGCTTTATCATAAGGAGTTAATTTAATAGTGGTGTTAGTTTCAAGGTTAACCTTAACTTGGTTGTTTGTTGCGGCACAAACTATGGTTAAGGTTGCTGTACTGCAATTCAATGTCTGGGTTTTATATCCCTGATACGACTGAAAATACTGAGCCTTAGCAAATGTAAGACTTAGCAATAAAAATGTAAAGAATATTAATTTTCTCATATAATTTATGATTTAGATAGTGATTCGTCAAATAATTCCCATTTTGTTTTTACTTTAACAACTTTAGTCGGATCTGAATCGTCTAAAGAATTTAATAATACTGCTCCAACTTTTGCACGTTCAATATTTTTGGTTGCCAAATTTAAAGCATTGGTTAAATTTGTAATATTGGTATCTTTTTCAGTAATTTTATTTGTTAGGGTTGTTTTTTCTGCTGTAAGATTTTCAACTGCTGTTGATTTTTCGACTAATGAATTTTTAATTGTTTCAAATTCAACTAATTTTTCATTTGCAATTTTTAGTTCTGAAGTAAGATTTTGAACTTCAGTATTTGCCTTATTTTCTATTTCTGCAATCTGTGCTTCAAAATCTTCAATTGTTTCTAAAGGTTTTACATTTTCAGGTTTGCCTTCGTTTTTCTTGGTTTGAAATTTGTTCCACCAAACAGTAATAAAATTACCAACTTTTTTTTCTTTATCTTCGGTATTATTATCCATGATTATATTTTTTAAATTTTCAGGAATTTCCGGGAGTTTAAATGTTTTAATATTATTGTTCAAAATTGAGTTAGATACTTTGTATTTGTTTTCAGGCTTGTATATTTCATCAATCAAATTATATTGCAATGCTTCATCAGGAGTTAACCAAATACCTTCGCCTTCGTTTTTACTCATTAATTCTAAATATTCTTCTTTGGTTTTTTTGCCTTCGCCTGTGTAAATATTTGCAATCCTATCATCTATTTTTGATAAACTTTCTGATATTTTTTGAAATGATTTAACGTTGCCATACTCACATGATTGGCTCAAATGAATAAGCATTAATGAGTTTTCACTTTGCCTTCTTTTATCACCGCATTGAGCTACAATAGTAGCTGCTGAAGCTGTTAAACCCGCTATATTTGTAGTAACACTTTTTAATCCTACACTTTTAATTTTTTCAAACATCATTAAAGCATCTCCAACATCACCGCCAGGACAATTATTAATATTAATGATAAGATTTTTATTTTTAAGTGGAGTTAATGAATTTAAAAACTCTTGTACTTTTTTTGCGGTGTTTTTAGAATCGGGATATTTTTTTGAAATAGTCCAACTTTCCCAGTCTATTTCCATTTCATCAAATCCAATATAACCATCAATATCCATGATTATATTTTCTGATGCAATGTTGCTAAACTTGTAAAAGTCCATAACTTAATTTTAAACACCAAAATTAAGCTATGTGTTTTTTGAATAGTGTATATTTTTATATCATAAAATGATAAAAAGGAGGAGAAAATTATGTCTATAATTAAATAATATTAATTTAATATTAATATACCAAACGTTAAAAGCTGAACAAATAATAAAACAACTTGTAATTTATTATTTAAAGTTAATTTGTTCCACGAAGGTAATCGTTTAAACTGTCTCATAATATAAATTATTTTTTACAATCAAATAAGAATTTTCAACACCAAAATATTTATAATTATTGCATTAGCAATTATAGGAATTTTAACCACAATCTTGTTATCTGAATAACACAAAATATAAATAATACTATAATAATAAATAGCAAATAAATATTTTCTTTTAAACAAATCCACTTAAAATATTCTTTTATTCCTTTTAGACTTGTTCCAAGTCTTTTGGTGCATTTTGCAAACCAAACCTTTACACTACCTAAGCTATTTAACATAACATTATTGTTTATTATTATAATATTTATGACTGGCAACCAATATTATTTTTATTTGAATAACTATAAATAATATTATGCTAGGATAACAAATACCCCATTGTAATAATTTAACATAATGAGTATATATTATCGCCAATATAAAACAAGAAAATAACAAAATAACACTATTAATAACCGATATTAATATAATTAACGCCTCTTTTTTTTCTTTATCATTCATAACATTAATTTTAAGTTTCAAAGATACTAATTATTTTAATAATAAAATATGTTTAACAACATTAAGTATATATTATTCTTAATAAATGTCCCTTTGAAACACTATACTTAATCATTAACGAATCTTTAATTTTGTTCAGATTTTCCATGCCCCCCAAATAATACTCTTTTTTTCGGGCTTCGTATTCCTTTTTAATAAGCATCTTTTTTAAATTAACATGATTTATAAGGTCGCAATTTACTAACTCGCAAATAACCTTTTCAGAATTATCTATGTTTTTAAAAATACTTTTTAATTGTTCTAAATTACTTAATTCTACCATCTTTCTTTGTCTGTTGCTGTTATTCTTATTATTGCTTTTTTTAATTCACTATCTGACATCCTCGCATCTATGTTTGATATTTTATTATCAATCATATTATTTACGGTTGAAGGGCTTAATGAATTGCTTGAACGTGTAGGGGTTTGAGAGGGTTGCAATCCGTTCATATAACTTACCAATTGTTTTGGCGAACCATAAAATTGAATTGCATGATCCATTGCCATAGTTGGTTGTTTAACTATGCCCTCGCCTCTTTGTAGCTTTGCATAAAATTCATCATCTTTTAAATCATTTCCGGCACTGGTTGTTCCTGAGTGGTAAACTGGTTTGTTTTTTTGAAGTGCTGCAAATAAGGCCAAATAACTGCCTCCTAATATAGCCTCATCAATACCTAACTTAATCCAGTTCGGCGCGTCTGCTGCTAATACTTTGACTGCTGCAATATTATAATCAATTCCCATTTGTAATCTTCTACTATTCCATTCTTTTAAGTTATTTTCGTAATCCAATTGTCTTTTTTTCTTATTAAATTCGTCTTGTAATCTTATTTTTTCAGCATTATATTGCCCTTCAGTTAAAGCTCCTAATCGGTTTCGGTTCTCTAATTGAGTAGTTAATAGGCTGTTTTGGTCATCCAACGCCTGTTTTTGAGCATCATATTCACGTTGTCTGGCTGTATTTCTTACATCAAATACAGCACTTTCAATTGTTTGAGCAATTTCAATTGCTCCTGCTTTGGCTGTTTCTTCGAGGTCTTTAGCAGCGCTTTCAGTCAAATCAAAAGTTTCCATTAAATAATTAGTTACCTTCCCTGTTTTTTTACCTTCACCAACGTTTTTAATTGGCATATTTGGCTTTAATGCAGGGTCGTTAAATAAATTATTTTGTTCGTTTTTGTTCCACTCATCCCAAAATTTTTTCTGTTCGTCTAATTTCTTTTGATTTTCATCTTTTGTCCTTTTTTCTTCTTCTGTATTAAATTTTGTTCTTATTTCAATTTCTTTTTGAAAATAAGCCCTAAATTCCTGTAATTTTAATTCGTCATATTGTTGAAGTCCTTTATAGTCTTTTTCAATTGATTGTAATTTTTCTGAATATGATAATTTATTTAATAGTAATTCTTTTTCTAATCCATTCTCCATATTCTCAATAGTAAGTCTATTGAGTTCGTTTTTAAGTTTTAATATTAAATCCCTTTGTTTTTTTAATTCGTCAGCTTCTTTTTGGTCTGCTTCAATTTGTGCGTCTGATTTTTCTTGGTTTGATTTATTTATTTCCGCATATTCACTATCATTAAATTTATAAATAGCTTGTAATAACGAGTTGTATCTTGTTATTTTTCCCTGATAATCCCTAACCTCTTGGGCATTAATTGCAAAATCTTTGTCCTGTATATTTTTATAATGTGTTATAGCATCTTGTAATTCTTGATTATAATATAATATTCTTGCACTTCTTTCTTTTCCTGATAATCTTTTATAATTTGCCAACCTATCCTCAACAAATTGGTCTGCTAATTCAATATTCTGATTATAAGCTGATTTAAAATAACCAGATATATCTTCAATTGTTTGTCCTGCTCCTGCAACTATTTGTGCCCATGTTTTTTTTAATCCTAACATTAACGAAGATGTTTTGCTGCCAAATTTCTCATAGGCTTCATCTATTGCATCATCAGCTAATTTCATTTGACCTGAAATTGATGTCATTGTAGAAGTCCCGAACTTTTCAAACTTTGCAATAATTAAATCAAGCCCCTCGCCCCCCATTCTTTGCTTATCAGTCATTTCTTTTAACCCTTCAACATATCTATTCAACCCCCTCGCAACTCCTGTATTCATCATCATATTTAGCTGAGTTAATGATGTATTAAGGTCTTGCCCTGTTACCATTGACAAACCCATTGCGGCTCTCATCATTTTTTGAGTCTGCTCTTCGGTTTTGCCTAATTGAATTGCAAATAATTGAGCTTTCAATATTTCCTCTTTGGGGAACATTGAATTTTCTTTCATTTTTCTTGAACTCTCAACTATTCTATTTGCTGCTTCCGAATTTCCATTTAATGCAAATGTTAATTTTTTAGTGATTTTTTCAATCTCTATATATTCTTCAGATGTACGAGATAGTGCCGAGTAAACTGCTTTAACTGTGGCAACAACTGCTACAGCCTTTAACATAAATGCGTTGTAAGCTCCTATTGTATTTTGGATTGCTTGTTGATATCCTCCTACCTGCCCTTGATTTCTGCCTATTGCTGAATTTAGTTTGTTTAATTCCTGTTGCTGTTTATTTATTTGTGCTGTTAATTTACCTCCGATTTGAGCATTATTTAATTCAGCTTGAGACATCTGATTTCGCTTCTGTATATTTTGCGAAATACTTATTGTTAATTGATTTATATATCCTGTTTGCCTTTGTCTTTCTTTTGCTTCTCTTTGTGCTGCAATTTCTGCATTTTTTGAGGCAATAGTATCGGCTTTTTTGGCTTGTTCTGCTTTTTTTATTGCTGCTTCATTTTCTTTTATTGCTTGAATCTCGAGTTTTTTATTACTAATAGCGTCCCTTGTAGCGTTTTTTTCTGCATTTTTAGCTGAAGTATTATAGTTTATTTCTTTGGTTAAAGAATTAATATCAGTTTTTAATTTATTTGTTGCTACTGAAATAGCCGCTAATTGTGTTTTTTGGGTTTCATTTGCTGTTCCTTGCTTTTTTATCTCATCATTTAAAGCCTTTTCCTCTTGTTTTAAAGCAGTTAATTCAGATTTAAGTTTTGTTAATTGCTGTATATTTTCAGCATTTTTCTGTATAATTATATTATATACTTTGGTTATCTCGGCCATTATTTCATTATTTTATCAAGTTCTTTATCAAAATTATCAAGTTCTTTATCAAAATTTTCCATATCATAAATAAATATTTCGTTACAAATCCGATCCATTTCTTGGCTAATATAACTATCGTATTTAATTAAAGTTTTTTCTAAAAAGTTGGCAAACGCTTTATTATAATATGGGCTTGTGCCTTTTTTTTTAATTTTTATCTGTATGGCCTCTGCCGTGCTATGTATTTTAAAACCTAAGTTATATTTTTGTTTTATCCATGTTCTTAATCTCGCCAAATCTACATTAGTTCCCGGAGGTGTTCCATAATTAACATTTTTCCAATATGCAGGAGCTTTTATTTCTGCATTGTATCCGTTTGTTATTTTTGTAACTTGCTCAGTTAAATTATGAATTAAAGAAGGCTCAGCAACGTGTCCCTGTAACAGTAACTCCTCTTGAAGTTTGAGTATTATAAATTCTAAAAGTTTATTTAGTTCCTTCTCAATCATGTTTTAAAACATATTTTTAATTTTAGGTAAAAAAATTTAAGTAAAAATTTTATTTTCTTCTTTACACTTAAGTAAATCAATTTCTGAAATGTCCATAATTGTTTTCGTTGTTTCATTAAAACATTTATAAATTCTGACTAATAATATAAAACTATTAATTCTTGTAATTTCTGAATCAATAATAATAACATTACATACTTTTTCTCCTTTGGAAAAATTGGGTGGATTTTTAACTTCGAATATCAGCTTTTTTATTTTCTCATCTTGATTAATTATAGCACTAATTGCTTCATTTAATTCAGATTTTATTTTTTTTATTTCTTTTATTTCTTTTTTATAAAACATATAATTAAGTATTAAATTGTAAATATTGCTATAATTACAAGTATTGAATATCCAATAATTTTTTTAAACATAAGATTAATTATTTAATCATAAATCTTTTTTCTTTATTAAAAATTCTAAAAATTAACCACCATTCGTGATGTCCTGTAAAAAATAATATTTTGAAAAATAATATTTGAAAAGCAAAATCAGGAATAGTAAAATAATTGTATACGTGTAAATAAAATACTGGTTTTAAATTTATTTTAAATCCCTTGCCTTGTGCTTTTATAAATTTAAATTGAAATTTTTCAAATCTTGTCATATTGTAAATGTTAAAGCTGTCTTATCTGTCTGCTGTCTTATGTCTATTCCGTTAAAATCCTTTACTATCCCTGCGTCATGTAGTATATAGTAAGTATCACTCGCCAAAGCTCCAGTATAGATAACTATATTAGTATTATCAAATAGTCCTCCCGATGTTACATCTGTTAATGTAACTTCTCCTACAGTTGCAGGAATAGTATGTAGTGTATTAATATCGTAAGTATCAACTAAATTGTCAGAACTATCATAAAGGTATAAGTTGCCTGTGCCTCTTATTGCTTTCATTGTTGTAAGCAATTCAATACTGTCGGATGGTGAATCATACGTGCATGATAATTGTATATAGTCAGTTGTTTGAGTTAACATCCTATCGGTATTCTCAATGAATTTACATTGGCTTTCATATCCTGAATTCACAATACTGTCAATACGTGCAATGATTTTTTCATTGTTGATATTGATTAAATATTGCTTTCTAAAACCTTCGTTATTCAGCAATTTATAATAAAAGTTTCTTTTTAAAATCATTCCTAACTCAATCAAATGTGAGCTTAAGTAGGTGTTTATTTCGTTATAGTAATTCTTTTGGTAGCGTCCTTTTATTGTGCCTCCAACTGCTGCAATATCATCCCATTGTAAAGATATTTTATTACCAGCTTCTTCGCAGTAATAAACATTTAAAGGATAATTTGCACGTGCTATTGAAACAACCATGTTATAAACACCAGAACCTCCGATTACAAACGGGGTTCCTGAAATATCAGTTAAACTAAATACATTAACAGAAACCTCAACCAAATAGAATTTTTTATGAGTTAAATAATCGTTAGTATAGTCAATTGAAGCAGGCAAAACATCATAACTAACTATTACCGCTATGTCTCCTGTTTTAAAATTAGGGGTTGATCCTAATGCGTAAACAATAGTAACTAAGTCGGTTGCCGAATCCCAAACTGTATTAAAATACTGGTCGCCTTCCAAACAAAAATGTTCATTATTATCAGCTAATTTTAATCCGATATTATGCAATAATCTTTGTTTGAAATTCTTATAAATCTCAGGCATTACACCGCCTTTTGTTTGTTGTTTTACTATCTTTGGCAATGTGGTTGTGTCAAATCCTATCTCTGTAAAAGTATACGAAGCGGTAACAGGATATTTAGATGTTATTTTTGTTTCACCTGTTACAAAATTATTAGAATTTGTTACCTCTTTTTTGGCAATATCTGTAATTCCTGTTACAACTAAATTAGTGTTTGCAACGTCCAAATCGTCTAAAGCACTTTCAAAAATAATTGATTTGTTTATCTGGTCGGATATTTCTTTTTTGCTTATTTCTATTTCTTTATTTATAAATTCAGGGTTTGAAATGTCTATTGTTTCATTCAAATAAAAAGTATCTCGTGGCTCAATTCTTACAGTTTTATTTTCAGGATTTGTATCAAATCTAAAATTAAATTCATTAGCAAATTTCTTAATATAATCAATGCAATATTCATCTGGTAAGTAATCAGGAATAATAACTGTTTGCCCTCTTGTTAAGTATTTTTCTGGTTCTACGATTATACGGGTGTAGGTGTGGTCAATATGGCAACTTTTATCTAAATTATTATATATTAATAAAGTTCCTGTATAAGTTCCCATCATAGTAAACCAACCATTTAAAGTATATTTAACCCTATCAGAAGGTAGGGTTACTGGTATTGCATTTCCTAAACATAATTCATGTGCATATCCATAAGCCCCAAAAGCCAAAGAATCCCATGTTCTAAATATAATATAATCATTTCCCGCACTAATATAATAAGGATAGCCATTATAAAACCCTGCGGGACTATATACTTGATTTGCTCCTATTGGATTTGATATTCCTGTAACTATAAATGAACCTGCTGGATTATCAGCAATACTTAATTTAAAACTTATCCAGTCATTAGCATCAAATAAGTGTGTATTGAATGTAATTTCATCGTTTGTATATTCTGTTACCCTTTCAGCTAATTTTATATTTTGAACTTCAACTAATGTTATTGCACCAGCTCCATTAACTTGCTTGTACATTTCTACATCAAATTCAGTAGGACAATAAATCTCTTGATTGTGTTCAAATCCAATATTGAAAGTAACAGGGTAAGAAGTTGGCAAAGTATGAATACTAATACAATCAGTGGGGTGATTATTCATATATTGAGCCTGAGGCATTTGTGCGGTTACTGCTGAATTAAAGGGAAACGTGTCCAATGTAGTTCCATTCTTATCTTTAACTGTTCCCAACCCAACGCCTGGACTTGTTTCTGCTAAAGTTATCTCTACATATTCAGTAACGTACTCATCCCACATACCGCCAACAAATGTTTCATTGTGTTGGTCCGTGTAATCCCAAGTAATACCAGTTACCTGAGATGGAGTTGTAGCTATTCCTGTTTTGAGTTTTAGTTTAACTGTAAAATTGTACCCATTTTCAAGAGGCACAATATATACATTATTAGCGACATCTACATTGCCACCATTATCATAAAGCCCATCCCAATATAAGCCTAAATACTGTTGAAAAGCGTTTGCCCAACTTAAATCAATGCTTTGTGAATTTGCATTTGTTCCGTTAATTTTGTTCCAAAATGTATCAAATGTCTTTGAAGATCCCATCATTGCACAAGCTCGCAAAGGTTTTAGAATATTATCGTTAATTTCTTGATTATTTGAAGTTTCAATGAGTTCAGAAAATGAATTGCTTTTTATATTATCTGACAACAATTTATAACCAATATTCCTAAATAAGTCTTCTAAAATATATTTAGGTCGAAAATGTAAAACAAAATATTCAGTTTTTAATATTGGCAATGAAAATTGTTCCGAAAAGTCTTTTGATGTTAATTCGCCAAGTTGCATTAAAGGATAATGATAGGCATAACTATCGTCCTGCTCAATATAAATATAAATAGCTCCCGTTGTAGTGCCTCCATCCCATATGAAGTTATACTCATCTATTACTTGTTTGATTATTTGCCCGGGAGTATTTGTTGCGGTATCGTAAAAAGTATTTGTAACGTCTAATTTAAGAGGTACAGATGTAGTAACCAAATAATCAGTTCCCGAATAAACCGCAGCATTTGCCAAAATCTGAGGCAAAACATACATATAACAGTCATCAATAGTTGATGGTGCTGTTAATTGATTAAGTGAATAGCTTTGTTTAAATCCTGTCGGCGGGGGCTGAGTTCCCGTTACAATTACTTGTACTGGAGGATCAAATATAGTTCCTTTCTTATAAATAGAAACTACCTCCCATGCAGGCGAACCAGTTGCGTTAATTATTACATTGTTATAGATATTCAAAACATCGCAAAACCCTGTTATTCCATCACCGATTACCTGGCATCTGTAAAAATCAGGTCGGCTATCTTTTAAGTTCCAAGACTTTCGAATTGATGCTTCGTTATAGATGTGGTTGTAATAATTCCAATTTAATAGAATATCTTTTAGTTTATATCCTGTTAATAAATACCTCCAGTCATATGAATTTGATATGACTTTGAATATTATTGTATCAACTCCATTTTTTACAGGCGTATCAATGATTTTAATTAATCCGGTCATGGAATTAAAATCCTCTTCAAAAAGTTTAACCTCTTGAATCGAGCTTTGTCTTATTTTATTTTGAGAAGTGATTAAATTAGGATAATATAAAGCCTTTTTTAATTCAGGTGTTAAAATAGCTGTTATTTCTTTTGAAACGCTGTCTTTTGTTTTATTATCAATATTTTGATAATCTGAATTTGAATACTCGTATTCAGGAGTTTCGTTATTGGTTAAAAACAACGGGTATTTTACGGTATTTATTTCAATAAAATAGTTCATTCACATTTAGTTAAACTTGTTTTTGTATATCTATATCCATCGGAAGCAATATAAACAACGCTATCTTTTTTATTATTATAATCGTTAATTTTTTTCTTATCAATTTCAAATCTTAAAGTATCGTATATTGGTCTATGGTAAGTATATCCCAACGCACTGTGAGTTACTTGCTTTTGTGTTTTGTTGTAAGTTGTACAAGTGATTTGCTTTTGACAACTTATTAAAGCCAATAATAAGACTGCTAAAATTAATTTTTTCATATATTTATTTTATTGTATCCCAAACATTATACATGTTTGATTTTTCGTTAAAGGTAAATTTATAATTATTTTTATCCCTACATAAATAAGTGCAACTATATTTATCATAATCATATTTATTTTCAACAATAAATGGTTTTTTTGGTAATTTGCTTTTACAACTACATAAATACTGCAAACAGCATAATAACAATATAATATATAATATTATTTTTAATAGAACAAAGATTTTAACTGTATCTATTTTCATTCCGCATTTGGTATTAAAATGTTATTATCATAATAAAATTCATAAGCAAAATTAAGCAGTTGTTGAGATTGGTAAATTTCTTTTACATCAGTAACTCCCAAGATTTTTATAAAAATATGATTAGTCATATCTTCAAGATATACTAATGTATTGCCAACTAATTCAGATAGCATTCTCTCGGTTAATACGCTTGTAAAAGCACCCTGAACAACTACTGACTTTTTGCCAACCGATGACAAAATCCGACTGTTTCCATTTTCAGAAGTGAAACTAACAGGTAATTGGACCTGTGCTACAGATTTGCTATGCTTGTCAATCTCGGTATAAAATCCATTAAAAGTATACTGGTCGTATCCTGCTTTATAATTGAAAAAATGTACCCGGAAATGATTTGATAAAGCAGAATAATCAACATTATATCTTTTAACTTCTGAAATCACAGTTCCTGAAAATGTCTGTACATAAACTTCAATATAATCACATCTATTAATTGAATTTGAATATCCATAAATATCTGTCCAAGTATTGGCAATTATATCAATGATATTTCTTTTATCAAATGTTACAAATGCTGTGCTTATAGTGCCTGTAAAACTTCCTACATTGGTTACGCTTCCCGCCCCGACAATTAAAGTTTTATAAGCGTAATCTGTTGCTATCTCATCCGGTACTATTCCTGCACAAAACACCCATTTAGAAGCCTGTAAAGTAGCACTAAAAAATATAACATAATCAAATAATTCAGATACGTAATAATAGGCTCCGTTGTAACTTCCCGCCCTGCAATATTTTTGATTTAATCCTGTTGGATTTGTTGCTCCTGAAATCTTATAATAAGGGCTGTGAACTTCTGTAAAAAGTGTACCTGAACCTGTAAAATTATGGTTAAATCCATCATGTAGCTTAATTACCGCTACTTTGTTGGTGGTTGTTCCATAAGTATCTGAATGCAATAAAGATATTTGTATGTTTTCAAATTCTCTTATGCTTTGGGTTGGTGGCGAATTTGTTAAGAATTTAAACACCGAGCTACCTATTAAGGTGTTGCTCATTATTCTGCAATCAGTATATAAAGATTGGATCTCATTCCATTGTTGGCAAGTGCTAACAGTATAGAATGAGGCAAAAGTCTGCAATGTGGCTGCGTCTCTTGTTGGTATATTATTCGAATCATTATATCTCTCGTAAATTTCAATATAACAATCACAAATAGAGTTGTCCTCAGCTTTTTCAACCTGAAAATTATTAACAGGTGTTAAAGTAGCTTTATCCGATGTCAAATAATCTAAACATTTTTTTGCTACGTCAAATACAAATTCAGCATCTCCGCCTGTTGTAGTGCCTGTGCGAGGTTGTACAAATGCAAACTTATCGTAACTTGAAGCATTGATTTTTTTTAAATAAATATCATACTCGATACTAAGCGAAGTATCTGTATTGTCCGAACTAACATTTATTTCAATAGGACGTTGTGCCGATGTGAAATAATCCGTTATAGTTGTATTAATTGTTATTGCCATTATAGTATCCCTTTATAATATAGTTTTAAATAAATTCTATTTGTGCTTAAAGCCCATCCTGCTGCATCAACGTAATATACTGTTGTTCCGTAAGCTACCCCTTTTTTACGATATGTATTTGCCTGATTATCCTGGTATCTTAGCGTTGCCGATGTGCTTGAATTCTGAACATATACACCTATTTTTGTCCCTCCTGGTATTATTTGAGAAATAAAAGCATTAGTTCTTTGAACTGCATTAGTTCCGGCTTGGGCGACAATAAATCCAGGGCAAATAGTCGGGTTACCTCCTCCGTTTAAAACGATAGGAATATCATCAACTAAAACCACACCCGATATTATATTGCCAGCTACAGCGCTGCCATTTTTCCATTCTATACCTGTAATCACATAGTATGAGTAAGTTGTTGGTAGGGTGATTAAATCAAACCATTTAGTGCCTGTTGATGCCGAATATTCCTGATTGTCTGCACATGGTGTTGATGATTCTTCTGCTCCAAATACAAGACTTCTTACGGTTGTTAGTGTTTCATCGTCTGAATGATGAGCGTGGCTTGAAGACGAAAGCCCTGCTAATATTGCGGCTATTTGTTTTAATCCGTACATATAAACATTTCTCCGTTATTTTTCCAATCATAATTATATTCCCACCCTAAAGATTTTAATTTTTGGTTCATGTCAAAGATGTTTTTTCTTACTAAATTTTGGAACTCATCAAACTGCTTATTGTTGCAAGTTGAGCAAATACTATCTAAATAGAAATTAGCCTGAGTAATTGCATATTTTAGTTTTATTATTTCTGCTTCTGATTTTGTCATTTCCTGTTAATTGAAAATAAATACTTTTAAATTCATGTACAAATCTTAAACTTCTCCTTGATACTAAATTCTCTTTATAAAATATTCCTATGCCTATAAATATATCAATATCTTCAATATTATAATGAGTTTCTGTAATTTTATTTATTCCTAATTTTTTTAACTCTTTTTCATTCCACAAATCAATCATTACATTTTTCATAAATAGACGGCAATAAATTAATTTTTGAATTTGTTTTGCCATCTTTTATCTCCTCATAATATTCGTCAGTATGGTGAGATGTATCAGTATATTTTTTAAATAAAATCAAACAAACAATATAAATACAATATACAACTATACAAGCTATAACATTAATTATTATTTCCATATTATTAATTTATTTTTCATACATGCTTATTTGTCCTAAAATATTGCCCCTGTGAATATTAAGTTCAGTTAAAAAATCATATAACATCATTTCCTTACTTTCGTTGCCTGTTTCTTTTTTGAGTTCAAAGAATGCCGCATTCCATCCTTCTCCTTCATTATAGTTCGTTCCTTTGCTATTTCCTCCCTCAGCAAAGATATTGTTAAATCGTTTTGGTAAATCTCGAATAAACTGTACAAGCAAAAAAAAACCTCCCACACAATAGTCATTGGTAGATTATTGAATGTTTTACTTATTTCTATTGCCCTGACCTCATCATATTCATTTTTGTTTGCATTTACCAAAATAGCAATAATAAGGTTAAAATTCTCAAGTGTAGGGAACTTTTCATTTTCTTTTAATGCGAGTTCAACATCTTCTATTTGAGTTTGGCTCAGCAGGTCGCAAACCTCTAATATCTTGGCTTTGGTTTTGTAAAATAAAAGGTGTTCATTTTGGAATTTAACAACTTCAGGTAAAACATATTCGTTGCCCTCAAATTCAAATTCAGTTATTCCTTGTGGTTCGTAATTTAATGGCTTGCCAATTAAAATAGAAATAACAAAAGGTTTGACAACTTCAAATAATTCTATTGCTAATATATTGCTGATGTATTTAGGCTTATTAATATAAAATACATCTAATAATTTTTTATAATCAACTGAAAATGATTTTAATTCTTCCCTGTCAACTGATGGGTTGCCTGAATTATCTTTAAATTCAGAGGCATTATGAAAGTCTGAAATTTTATTGATAATATTAATGTCATATTCTTTGCCTTCGTTTATTTTAAGAAGTTCTATTGAGCTTTGAAATTCGTAATATAGGAATAATCTAAATCTTTCTGAACATTGGTTTAAAATGTCCATAATTTTATAACTATCTGAATTGGTTAATTCAGACCAGTTATTTTTTAATCCTATTCCTTGAACTTCTAACATAGCCCTTTTGTTCTTTCAATTATTTCTTTTAACTGTTTTTGGCTCAAAATAAGTCGATCAATAGAACCGTAACGCTGATTTGCCCCAAAATCATTAATTGCTAATTGTAAACTTTCAGCGGTTTTTTGAAGGTCCGCATTAAATTTTTGAATTGGGGTTAAAACTGGTTTTATTACTTTTTTTTCAGGTTGTTTTTTTTCTTCAACCGGAAGTTTTATTTCCTCTTTGTTTTTAACTGGTTGTTCTTGTATGTTTTCCGTTCTTTCTTCAATTGCAATATCAATATTCCCAACTGTTTCAACTGGTTTTTTTACTTTTTTTACCATGATTTTTAGTTTTAAATTTCACAAATATATATTAAATTTTTCTAAAACAATATTTTTTTAGTTATTTTTTATTAACGTAAAAGGATTTATTTTTGTTTGTGTTGATATTTGTAATATAGTTTTTAACAATTTAAAGTCTTTTTTGGTCTCAAAATAAAGGGCAATAATCATATCTAACTTATAAATTGACTGGCTAAAATAAAACTCTTTAATTTGTTTTTTCTGATCTGAATTTAATTTTAAAATATCAGTGTGAAGCGGAGACCAATACCAACTAATATTTTTAGTTAACTTAATTTCAAATTTTCTTAACTTGTTAAATCTTTTATTAATCCTTCGTATTCTTTTGATGTAACGATTAACTCCCTTTAATCCTTCGTATTGTAATACCTTTTTTAAGATTACGTAGTGATTAATAGGGTTGCCTGTGTCTTTGTCAACTTGTTTTGGCAATGTTGGCACAATAGATCTAATGCAGTCCCTTGTTAAATAACTTTTACCTTCGATGGTACAATATTTATCTTCATTTATCATAATATTCTGCTTATATTTCTTGTTAATTTTTCTTTTTCTACAATTCCGGTTAAAACGTCTGCACAATCCTTGTATTTGTTAGCTGAATAAATTCTTTTAAACATTGAAATATGCTGATAAAATTCTTTAAATCTTATCTTCCAATCTTCAGGCATATAGATAAATTTATTTACCGTCGCCGAATTTGTTAGTATCCTACTCTCTTTATTTAAAGACTGGTGAAACCATGTTATTGAGCAGTTTTTTGCAAGTTTTTCTACCTGTCTGGCAAATCCACGTCCTCCGTTATTGCTTTCAATAGTCGCTGTTCTTGTATTATTTCTAATTAATAAATTGGCTGTTGCCGGTTCTGTTATTTCCATTGGTTCTTGAGTATATAGTATATCAGTTACATAAATATTTTCTCCTGAAATATCGTAACATATTGAGCATAAATAGTCTGTGCCTTCGTCTGCTGTATCTGTGTAATTGCCTTTTTTGGTTACATTCTCAATTTTAGAATAAGTCTTAAACTCATCGTATAGTTGTCCTTCCTTGCTTTGTGGATTGCCTTGATATAAACATTCAAATCTATTAATATCTAATGCTTTGGCTTCGTATAGTGAATTAAGATTATGTTTATTATCCCATAACGCCTCCCCTTTAATTCGACTGTCTAAGTCCGTTGTTTCATTTTCTTTTATTGCTTGAAAATTAATTTTAATCCATGAATTTAAGGGTATATTTTCAATTTCAGATAATGATTTTATTTCAATTATTTGCTCTATCTTTGACAATCTCCCTATTAAGTCATCTTCGTGCCAACGTGTAAAAACAATTAGCTGTTGGCTCTCATTATGAAGCCTGGTTTTAACTACATTAACGTACCAGTCCCATGCACTTTCACGAATTACAGGGCTATTTGCTTCTGCAAAATCTTTATAAATATCATCCAAAATCATTATATCAACGGGGTGTCCTGTTAATCCCCCTCCTCTGCCGACTGATTTTAATATTCCTGTTGAATTTATGATCTCGAACTCGTCTGCATTTCTTAACCAATTTTCTGTATTGACTACTCTTTTGCTGTTTATTTTGGTTTTAGGATAAATACTTTCATATTCAACTGTGTCAATATATCTTTGAATTTGTCTATTAAAACTCCTTGCAAGTGTTGCTGAATAACTTGCAATAACTATCTTTAAGTTAGGATTTAATCCGAATAATTTACATGGTAATATTTTTGTTGCTCCCTCTGTCTTCCCATGCTGTGGGGGTACTGTTACGATTAGTTTTTTAATTTTGCCTTCTGAAAATAACTGAAGTATTTTATAATAATTATAATGAAAATTAGTTATTTCAAATTCAGGAACTAAAACAGTTGCCAAGTCTATTAAATTACGTCTTGCAAGTTCATATAATGCTTTGTTACAATTTAATTTTTGCATTTGTCTAAGCCCGGATGTCCTTCAATTAGTTACGTCTTTTTTGCATTAGCAATTTCTCTTAACGCTGAATCTGATAATTTTGAATAATCAATTTCTTCTTTTGGCATCAAATCCTTCCCGTCTGCTCCTGTGAGTTCAGACCTATCTTTCCACCCCATGTTTTTAAGTGCAAATATTGATCCTGTCGGGGTTCTGTCTTGTAATAATTCCTCGTAGTTCATTTCAATTCTTAATCTGGCTGTTTTTATAATGTCAGTAAACTCAATTTTATTTTCATAATCTAATAATGATTGTCTGCTTACAAATCCTAAATAATAAGCAAGTCCACAAATAGTTAATACCTCTACTTCAACATTACCTCCGGCAGTTACGTAAGTTCTTTTATTTGCTCCACCGTTAAAATATTCATCAACTTTTTTTTGAAGCTCTTCAGGTGTTGAAAATTTTGCAGGTCTTCCCCCGTTATTTCCTATTGCGTTTTGATTTCCTTTTTTTGCTCCCATGGCTTTAATTTTTAGGATTAAGTATTATTTCTGATACTTTATTTTTCTTTAAGGTCTTTATTAATTTTATCAAAATTCTCAAATACTAACTTTTTTGTATTTTCCAAAATTCCTATAATTTCTATATTTGTGAAATCAGTATTTTTAATTTTGGTTTTAATTTGTTTGTCTTCGTTCTCGGTTATTACTATTATTAATTTTCTATTCATAAAATTTCTTTTTTGCAAATATAGTTAATTTTTTTTAATAATTTTTTACGTTTTGAAAAAGGTATATCCTGTAATATTTCAGCTTTTATTTTGTCTATATTTTCTTCAAATTCTTTTAAGAATGCTTCTTTAAGGGTTTTGGTTACTGGATATATTTTAGTTAAATTCATACCGCAAATATAGTTATTTTTTTTACAATTTGTACTTTTGTCCCCACTTTTTTAAATCAGTGAGCTTTTTTAACAAGCGTTTTTTATAATAATTTTGATTGAAAATTAGGGGTTTATAGTTCATTAAATAATTTTTCTAATCTTTGTATTTCCTTTTCTACTTTTCCCAAGAATTCGCAACCAATATTTATTAGGTCGCTTTTTTGTTCCTCAAAAAAATTATTATCAAGTCCGAAATTTTCCTGATTTTTTATTGATTCGGTGTGATTTTCCCATTGTTTTTTTAACTCTATTGTTGCTTTTAATATGTCAAGGATGTCATTTCCTTGCTGTAATTTTTCTTTTTCCATGTTATAAATCTTTTGTTATAAAAAATATTAAATCTTTATTTATATGACTTACGAGTAAATCAACAATCTGTTCTTTTCCGTAAGTCTTTTTATGCAGTTCTTTGATTATTTGCTCTAATTCCTCTTTGTAAGAGGTTTTTTCTGAGCTATCAGGATATTGTTCTAACTCTACAATCCTATTATTTAGGATTTTTTTTAATATTTGTGTTTGTCTTTCTGTCATAATATTTTATCAATTACCCAAATTTTTTTAATTTTTTTATTGCACAATAATAATCCATCTTTACCTGTTGGACATTTTAATTTTGATAAATTAAATGCACATTGTTCACATTCAGGAACGTCTTTTTTAATTTCTTTTAATTTTAGTTCAACTGTTATTTTCATCTGTTTTTTGCTTTAATTATTTCAATTTCTGTTTGATATTTCATAAATTCCTGATAACCTGTTTTTGTTGCTTGTTTTTTTACAAAGTTAGTTAATTTGTTGAATAACATTTCATAATATTTAGGCTGATCCGCAAAAGTTATATGACATTCCCGGCATATTGGTATCTGATTAGCCATTGAATTAATAAACTTGTTTGTAGATCCTCCCATACCTCTTAAAATGATATGATTTGTATCTACAATAATACGCTGTTCACAAACAGGACAAAGTATTTTGTCCTGTTCTGAAATATCGTAATATTTTAAGTAGTCTTTTGCGTTCATTTTAAATTATCATTTACAAATTTAATTATTCATGTATGGTAACACTGTCTAACCTTTCCATTGATACCATTTTGTTACAATAATTACAATGCCTATAACCTGGTTCTCTGTCAGGTTTTTCACATTGACAAAATTCTGTAACTATTTCAAAATAATCATTTTTTATATTTAAACAATTACACTCTTTGGTTGCTATTGTACAAGTAGTACAGCATATTAAATTTTTTATCATTTACAAATTTAACTAAAGAAATCAATATTCCAAAAATAATTGAGAATAAAATTATTTATGTTACTAATCATCAGTTCTAATAGTATTGCCTTTTATCCATCCACTTGTAACACATCCTGTAACTGTGTCTCCATTTGGCGCAACTGCTTTGAATTTAGTTATAAAAACATCATCTTTTGAACCTTTAAACAATCCATATCCACCAACTGAAATTGGCTTATATCCATTGTGTTTTAATGTTTTTTTTGCTCCACTTTCATCTGTACAAGAATTAATAAATATAGCTAATATTATAAAAGCTATATAATTTTTTATTTTTTTCATCTTAAATCTTTTTACATATTAATATAAAATTTTCCTTCATTCTCATAAACGTCTCTCCATCTACCAATCACTTCGTTGTTTATTACCCAATTTCTAAACAAGGTTAATCCTTCAACTTTGCCTATATTTGTTTCTGAACCAATTACTATTCTGTTTTTTTCCTTATTAGAAAGTAATTTTTTATTCTCAGTTTGAAATTTTTGTCCTCTGCTCATCTTAAATCTTTTTTACGATAAATACTAATACTTTCACTTAAAGGATATTTTTTGTTCTCATAACTATTAATCAAAAAATCAATAGTTTTTAAAATTGGTTTGCCTTTGTAGGTTTTGGCTGTTTTATCATGGATATACCACCATCCGTTATACCTACCGCCGCCTAAAACAAAGATAGTGTCGCCTATATGAATATCATATCTAACTAATAAGTCCCGGCTAATTCCACAAATGCGTTTGTTAAAAAGATATTCAGATGTATCTATTAACGTACCATCTGAAGTATGCCAGTATCTTTGATGTTTTGAACTATCATAGTATCCTTTGTTACATTGTTCTTCACAAGCGTTGTAAATCGTTCCTTTAACGTCTAAATGTTTATCTATAACTTGGAACTTTGAGATGGTTACAGGTTGTAACTGGGTTGTTTTGGGCTGCTTTAATTCTATCATTAAAACAACTAATACGCATATTAATATTGCAATTAGTGAGAAAAATAAGGTATTTTGCAACATTTTACTGTATCGTGCTATTTTCATAAACTAATTTATAAATTATTTATTTGACTTTCAGCCCAAACTTTGAAAGCGTTGAATTTTTCAATAATAACCTTTTGACAACTCTTTGCATTATCGGTTTTAAGGTTAAATTCAACCAAGTTAAAAGAGTTTACCCATATAGTTAATTTTTGTTTATCTGGGGCTTTGTCTGCTTTTTCTTTGGCTTGTTTCTCGGCTTTTGCCTTTGCTTCAGCTTCCTGTTTTGCTTTCAATTCAGCATCTTTTTTAGCTTTCAATTCGGCTTGTATTTTCTCTCTTTCAATGCGTTCTTTGTCTGCTTTTGCTTTCAATTCGGCTTGTATTTTAGTTTGTTTTTCTGCTTCAATTTTTGCTTTTGCTTCAGCATCGGATTTTTGTTTTGCAAGTATATCGGCTTGTTTTTTGCGTTCTGCTTCAATTTCTTTTTCTTTGGCTTCCTTTTCTTTTTGCAGTCTTAAATTATCCTGTTTGATTTTTTCCTGTTCTGCTTCATATTGTTTTTTGGCAGTTGTAATTTGTTCTAAAATAGAAGTCCAGTTGTCATCTGATATTTCACCAAAATTAACATTTTTATAATCTGAATGTAAAAAACTCCAGTCATTCAAAATGCTTTCTTTGCGGTCATTATGAAGTTTTGATATTCTTTCTGCTTCAAGTTTTTCAGCTTCTAATCTTTTTTGTTCTGCAATTTCATCATTGTATTTTTTTTCAATACCTGAAAGAAAAATTGTAAACATTTCATCGGACATATTTTCAAATTCAGTCATTTCAATTTCTGAATTGAATTTTTGAACCTGAGTAATTCTTTGAAGCGTTTTTAATTCCTTTTGTTCTGACTCGTATCTTTTTACGTAATCAGCTTTATAACGTGCCGAATCCTGAATATCCTTTAATAATATTTGCATGGTTTGTTTTGATTTTAACCATAATTTATCCTCAAGGTCATACTCTCTTTTTAATTGCCCAACTTCTTCGCGTTTGCAATCAAATATTTTTTCAAACTCAAGTCTGGTATCTTTTGCATTTTTATAATAAGTTTCAGCAAGTCTTATGCTTGTTTTGTCATCAATGCCTTTTATTTCTATTGCTTCAACTTGTTTTTTCCATTCAGATGTTTTGGTAAAAATCTGATTCAATACGTTATTAACTTCCTGTTGTTTTTCAGGTTTTACTTGTTTTGCTAACTCGCTTACTTCCGGTGGAAGTATTATTACTAAATTTTCATTCATAAAATTATTTTTTAAATTTCTGCTAAATTAATACTTTGTTTTTTATTTGTTTATGTTGTTTAACATAGTTTGGTTATTAAAAACATTTAGTTTGTTTTTTATTCTCAATAACATTTCTAATATTTTTACAAGCTGTTTCAAAATAACTATCTTTTAACTCAATGCCTATTCCTTTACGATTATTTTGGACTGCTTTATAAACTTCACTTCCAATGCCTAAAAATGGAGTAAATACAACTTCACCTTCATTCGAATAAAGATTAACAAGCCTATGAATTACTTCGAGCTGTAAAGGTGCAATATGCTTTTCATCTCCCATATCTTTGCCCTCTCTATTATTTAAAACATCAGTACGTTCAATATTAAACCAAACAGGAGATGCCCACTTTTGCCAAGTTTCTAAAGGAAAATTTTGACGTGTTAAATTTGTGATAGGCTCCCAATTTTCCTCGTTATTTTCCCATTTTCTAAAAATAGTAATATATTCAGCCATTCCCATTCCTGAATAACTACTATCTTTTGTTACTTGATTATAAAGCAATCTTTGTGTTTTGGTTCGGTACATTTCAAATACAGGATCTGTCCAAATGGTAATTTTTGAATGTAATTTGAATTTATTATTCATAATACATTGAGTATGTTGATTTGTAAAATCATACATTCCTGTATATCCTGAACTGTTTTTATATACTCCTAAGTCTTTAGTGTGGCAACACATTAACCTACCGGGCTTTAA